ATTTTTTATTGTATTGATTGTTGACTGCCATTAATATCACGCCTACAATTACCATCAGGGCAGCTAAGATCATGAAAAACAACATGATGTAATCTCCTGTTGTGGTAGGCATCTAAAATGAAGTATATTGGGTGAATCTCGATGCTTCTAAAACTTTTTTGTTAATAGTATGTGCATGTTGATGTGTGATGTAATGGGGTGTTTTTTCTTGTTTTTTGCGGCTTAGAGCACGAAGATAGAGTTTGGATGCTCTAAACTTCGTTGCCCATTCTTCTAGTCTATGATTGATCATACTAGTAAATGCCTTTTCTGGTCAGTTCAAGTTGTCGTGCTTCAAGATCATATCTATCCACAGACTTTGATAGGTATTCTTCAATCCATTCTTGTTTGGATTGTGGTCTAAGTGCGTTTAGTAAGTTTTTAAGATATTGCATTATTTTTTTGTTTTTCCTCTTGTTGTTTTTCCATGTGTTTTAGGAAAAGGTGATTGACTTAAATTTTTAAAAAAGCCTAATAGTTTTTTCATTTGTATCTCCTGCTGATGTTTCTTGCTTTGCTATTGCCTGCCATTACAATTCTCAAAAGATTTAAATTTGAATACTTGTAACTATCGGCATTTGTGCTGTCTTTTAATATGTTAACTGTAATTCTACTCATCTTTCTTTTCCTTTCTGTATGGATCTGGACCTTTTCCAAGCATCCAATTCCAGCGTCGTTCGTCTTCTTCTGGTGTTGGTGTAATCTTTATCATCATTATGATTGCACCGATCACCAGCATCAGAGCCGTTATAATAAAGAACCAAATTTGTGGTTCAGGCATTAGGCCACTTTTCTAAGGCTATTAGGGAATTGTCCTTGCCTTTTATACCTATGGTACGCCCACTGCCAATCATTTCCGTATTCAATTCTGCAAAACTTAATGAGATTTTTGTCACCATCACTAAACATACGGCTAACAAAATTAGTGAATTTATTAATATTCTTTGTTGTGTTTTCAAATAATTTGTGCATGTGTTTACCATTTGTCTCCGTTAGTTGACACATATGTGTATGCCTCTTTAACGTTTTTCTTTTGGCCTAACATTGTTAATTTTGTTATTGATAGTATAAGTTTTAAAATCTTGTTCATTTTGTTTCCTTGTTTTCAATATTAATTTATACAATTAAAATCATAAAATACAGTGTTAATAGGCTACAGGAGATGTGCAGAAAAAGCTATGGTTTTTTGCATGATGAGAATTGCCACATGCTGGCTCTGGGGGTAGGACTCGAACCTACATACTTAAATAAATTGCAGTATACCTAAGTACCAAATAAACAGTTTGGCGTGTCTACCAATTCCACCACCCCAGATTATTTTATCTTACTGTTTGTTGAGAGCACTGATCATTCTGGTCATGCCAATGCCGCCTCCAACTCTTTGGAAAAAATCAAACTCCAAAAACTTTTCAAGTTCTGCTTGCACTCTTTCTTTGCCGAACAGTTTAAACAGTAGTTCACTGTAAGCACCATCTGTGATTGAATGGAATGTGTCACGCATCATGTCAACATCACAGGAACGTTCTGCTGATCCAATGGTTTCCATACCACCTAAGATAACATCCATCTTCTTTGCTGTTTTGCCATCGTCATTTCTGGCCATGTTCCAAAACGGTGATGTCATTTCAGGAAAATTTGTGATGATTGTTTGTCCAAACTCTGACTCCATATCAGTTTCATGCTGTGCTTCCATTTCAACATCAGCACCAATGCCAAAGTGTTGTTGCCACTCTGCATAAGTTTTTTCTGTCAGTGCACCAAAACCTAGATATTCACACAGTTCATACTCCATTGCTTTGAGATCTTCAACACTGCCTGGCATTTCAAATTCAAACATTGGAAATATTATGTCATGTCTGCCTGGAATGGCATTTGGTTCTTGTCGGTATGAAGTGGAGACACAAAAAAACCCCTTACTATCGGGGCTACTTAATAATTCGTGTTCTAACCACATCTGGCCCGTTTGCGGCAAGGGCCAAACATTGCCTGCATAGTTGTAGGTTGCTACATTGAAGGGGTCTTCACATGCGGCAAGTATTGATAATCTGTTTTGGGTGTGGACTTCAAGAAATCCTTTCTCCAAAAAAAATGACCTTAAAAGGCCAACAGCTTTAGTAAATTTATGGGGATCTATGAGTTGCGTCATTTTTTTTCCTTTCGAACTCGAGCCAAAAAAAATTTCGGTCAAAAAAAATTACTTGTTGACTCGGAATATTTATATTAGGGGCTAAAGATTGGCATCTTCCATGCCAGCAACTCTAAGTTTTACTATGTTGGTGATGTGCCATTGTTTTTGATCCAGTGCTTTGATCACACCCAGCCACTTGTTGCGGAGCAGTGCCCATTCATTTACAATGGCTTCATAGTCACACACTTCATCTTCACCCTCTGCATACTTTTCTGCATCGCGAGATGTTAGTGCTCTTTGATAGTTTTCTAGATATTTTTTGTAGTGTTTTGTTTTGAGTCTACGTGCTTGTATTTCAAGGTGTTTAAGTATTCCTTCGATTTCTTGCAGTTGTCTAAAACGTGCTTCTACAACACCAGGCATAGATGCTGATTGTTTTTCAAGATTTCCGTGTAGTTTAACTTCTATGGATGCTGAATTAAGTTCTTTTTCGTAGTATGCAATTGCATCTGCAATTTTAGTGACATCTTGTGTAACTATTGAGAACCAATTCATGCGTCCTCATAGTCTTCTTCGTCTTCTTCTATGTCTAGATTGTAACGGATTGCTTCATCTAGTTCGTCGTCATGTCCAATTAGTTCTTTAAGTTCTTCGTCTTGCACACCATTGTCCATGGCAATGTCAACAAATTTTTCTGCAACAATCGATTTGTCCTTTGCAGACACGTATGATTTCATCAAGCCCCAAACATCAATTAGCATTTGTGTCTCCATTGTCTATTTTTTGTGTTGCTTCTTCTTCATTTAAGTTTATTTCTGGTGTTGCATGTTCATCTAATGTAACCTGATTACTTACCTCTTGCATGACAATTTCAAGATTGTCTTTGCCCCATGCTTTTCTATAGTCAAGCAACTCTTTTCCAGTTGCTGTTATATATTTCAAACGGTTACCTTGCTGTTGAATTAGGCCTTTCTTTTCAAAAAGGTCTAATAATCCGGAATAAGGATCCATTCCTGTTTCATAAGGAATCTTAAGTTGCACTCCTTCGAACGGTTTTGCAAATCTTGTTTTCATTACTTTACAGGCGGCTCTGATTCCTCTTACATCTGTAATTTTATTGCCTGCTTCATCTTCTTTTAATTTAAGTTTTTTCATTGCAACCACAATTGAAGATGCATAAACAAATCCTTGTCCGCCGGATATCTTATCATCTGGATCAAACATGTCTTGTGATGCATATGTATGATTGGTTGCTACCATGCCTACATTCAAAGAACCAAACATGTTTACGCAATTTCTTACAAGTGCTGTTAAGGCTTTAGGTTTTCTACCTAAGTCACCTTTCATGTCACCTTTGTTGAACTGGTCAACATCAGTAGGAGTCATCATCATGCCTAATGAATCAAGCACAAATAATACTTTTGGTCTGTCTTCAGGTTCTTTGTCACCATAATCTGTCTTATATTCTTTTACAAAGTTGGATATAGTCTTTGCAACATCATCTATCATGCTCATGCCCAATCTTAGCAGTTTGTCTTCTGCTGTGTCTACGCCAACTGCTTTGAGCCATGCTTCATCAAGTGCATTTTCGGAATCAACAAGTATTACAAATATGTCTTGTTTTTGTGCTTCTCTAATAATATTGCCTGAGCAAATGTATGATTTGCCAGATCCTGATTCGCCTGCAAACACAGTCACTTTGCCAAGTGGGATTCCTTTATAAAAATCACCAGAAATTAGATAGTTAAGTGCATGATTTCCTGTTGAAATCCAATCTGTAGGATCATTGAATCCTATGCCTAATCCGTCAATTGACTTTGTAATTGACTTTCTAAATTTTGTTACATCAAATGGTTTGACCATGTTTGTTCCTCTCCTGTATTATATGTTCTAAACAACTTTGTGTCAATGGGGGTATTGCTACCCCCATATGCTTTATTTTTGTTGTCTTGCTCTGATCATTGCCAGAATATCTTCTGCTTTGGAGTTACTGCCGTTTGTTGCGGCAGGCTGTTCTGCAGGTTGTTCTGGTTGTGGAGCCGGAGCAGACTCGGGTGTCGCAGTCACAGTTGGTTGTGCAGTTTCTACTTTCACTGCTTGTGGCTGTGGCTGTGCCACTGTGCCACTGCCTGTGACAGGCGCTTTAAGTCCTGCAGGCCTAAAGTACTGTGAATACTTTTCTGCGTCATAGGGCTCACCATCCACTGATGCTCGGAACATTTCTTCCATCACTTTAATTTCCACTTCGCCTGGCTTCTTAGGAAGGAAGTCACCAAGATTGTGTAAACCATGTGTTTCAATGGATTTGTTTTGTTCTTCAGTCAATGGAGAAGTTTTTCTTGACCATTTTGATGTTGAATAGTCAGCATAACCACCTTTTGTAGTTTTGTTGATTCTAAAGTCAACACCTCTGGTGTAGTCTGTTGGAAGATCTTCCATCTCAGGATCCATTAGTGCAGACTTTATAATGTTAAAGATCTGTGGACCAATGATAAATCTTCTGATTGGATTTTCTGGTGCATCTTCTTGTAGTGGAGATGTAGATACAAATCCTTGGAAGATGTAAGAACGCTTCTTCCAATATTTCCTGCCTAAGTCTTCTAATGATTTGTCTTTGAACCATTGTCTTACTTCTGCAAGTATCGGACATGCATCACCATACATTTCCATGCATGGTATTTGCACCATTACAGGACCTGATGTTGCATCTCCTTTGATTGAATTGAAAGGCAGTTTAATCATTGCTCTTTCAGTCCAGAAAAAAGTATTGTTTGGATCCTTGTCTGGTAAGAACCTAAGTACTGCTTCTGTGTTTTCGGGAATATTCCAATGTGGATATATTGCGTTGTCTCCAATTTGTCCTTCACCTTGTGGTTTAGAACTTTGAGCCTGGAGTTTGGCTCTTATATCAGCCAGTGTTGCCATAATGTAAGCCTCCTTTTGTTTGCCTAGTGTGTATCACTGTAGTTTGTATAATACACAAACTTTTTTATTCTGTCAAGAATTATTTTATGCCTGATAATCTTAATAGATCATCCAGTTCAACTTCTTCTTTAACTATAGTATACTCTTTACCACCAATAACATCTCTTTGATATGTTTTATATGGAAAGTATTGTGTGTTTCCTTTTCCTTTCGGCATAGGTTTACCACTTTTCCCTGCTTGTTGATATTCAAAACTTTGACCAGTATCTTTAACAAAAACATAAAGACCACTAAATCGGCCAGTGCTTTTAGTCTTAATTAATTTTGCTGGTTTTATTTCTTCATTGATACAATCATCACAACAATCTGCACCAATCTTTTCTAACATTGCATCATGGACTTCTTTGCCATATTTTTTGACTCCTGCCCT